TAGCTCATGTCCTTGTGGTTCGGGGGCAAAATTCAAAAGGTGTCACGGGGAGTTTAAGATGTCTACAGGAATTAAGGCGACAAATAATAGTAAATTCACAGCTGGTACCGCTAACATCGTTGCTGACATTGGTGTTGATCTAGATAATAGTGTGGGACATATCGAAATATTCAATTTCTTGCCTTCGGAAGGCTCAAGCTTAGAGCAGCTTTTCGAAAATTTCAGCGTCAAACCCTCACGCCAGCTTGTCGAGGAAGCAGCTTCTGAAGTCGCCGCCACACGCGACGCTAACGTTCTCCAAAAGTCAAAACTAAAAACCTGGTTCGACGATCAAGGGCTCACTGCTTCCTTATGGGTAAATGTCGCGGCAACAATTGCTGCGGCAGTGCTTAGCAAATGAATTTATAAAGGCGATAGCTTGGTGGGCTAGTGGATATTCGGGCAGTAAAGTATCCACTAGTTAACCATAAGCTCTGAGTCTTAAAATTTCTTTGCAATTTAACTCTGGGTTAAGAATTAAATTTTAAATCCTAGTTTTTGAAAATCATATTTTAAATTGCAAAAAATCAACTTTTCGGACAACCCGGACTTGGGCAGTACGACGCTCCGGAGTACGTCGGTCGCGCCGCATAGGATTGTTATCGTCGATTACAGCGTGTATGGCAATGAAGCCGGCTAGCATGATGCATAGAGGACTAATGATCTGGCGACTCATGGCCTTGGTGACTGCCTCGACGCGTCGGCTGACCTGCATCTTGAACAGGGCCAGCTTCACGCGGTTAGCGGCGGTACCGGGGGTGGTGCCCATCTGACGGGCGATCTCTTTCGTGGTTAGGCCTTGGGCGACCCACAGCAGAGCTTCAAGCTCACGGGGCGCCAGGGCATCGCCGAGCTGGCCAGTCCATGTACCGCAAGTGATCGTTTCCATAGTCTGTCTCGGTGGACCGCATTGGTCAGGCGCCAGGTGCGGGCGACCAACCCCAGCCAACGAGCTGGCCTGGCGCCTGCCAATGCGGTCGAATGTTGAGGAGAGGGGGCTGGAGCGCATCGGTGATCCACATTCCGGGGCAAACCGGGTGACCGGACGCCTCACCAAAGGGCGAGACGCTACCCTGGCTCACAATTCGCGGCGATCAACTCGCGTTCAATGTGGATCACCGATGAACCCGCGATGGGGAGCAGAGCATCGGGCAGTTAACGGCATGCTGCCGTGACGTTGGTTGTTCGGTCAGACGGCGGCCTCAGCTTCAGCCTTGATCCGTTCTTGGACCTCATGGCGGTGCACTGGCACGTCCTCTGGTGCCTCAATACCGATCCGCACTTGGTTGCCTTTGACGGCCAGAACGGTCACTCGGATGTTCTCGTTGATCACGATGGTTTCGCCCGTCTTGCGGGTCAGTATCAGCATGGTCCTACTCCTTGGTTGGTTTCCCGTCTGGCCCGCATATGCAGGCCAATCGGTGAAACCTGTCCAAACCATGCCGCGCCGCGGCTATCCCCACCTGGCCGGGTCACACATTTCGTGGACGGTGTTCTTCCCGGCTGGCTACATGGTCTGGCGTCCTCCCAATCAGGGGAGTCCGGCAGCTATCCAGAGGCTGCATGGTCGACGACTTAGCTTGTCCCGACCCGGGTGAGGGCCCGGGTGCGTCGAGGTGGTCACGTCTGGTTGTGTAAAGAGCGGTAGCAGCGGATGGCGCCGCGGTGTAATAAACATTACGTGTTGTAATATTACAGGTCAATACCTTCCGTAATTATTTTTTGAGGGGCGAAAAAAAGCCCGCGCAATGGCGGGCTGCGGTGACTGCCTGGAGGCGTCAGCTAGAGGAAGACAGACGTCGGCATCTTGCCATCGACCACCGTGCCCACGATCTCCCAAGTGTCGTCGACCACCTTGGTTGGGTAGGATTGGTTCAGTGGCTTCAGATACAGCTCGCCAGCATCCCGGAATAGTTGCTTGAAAGTAGCTTCGTTGGAGTCGAGCATCCGGGCGACTACGAATTGCCCCGAACGAGGCTCAATATCTGGAGCCACAAGAATCAAGGTGCCCTCAGGGAAGGAGGTGCCTACGCTTGATGTCATGGAGTTTCCCGAAACGCGTAGCCAGAAAGCTTCCTCCCCAGCCCATACGTCCGAGGTGTGTTGTGGGCATAGGGCTACATTGCCCATATCGATTGCCTCCCTGGCGCTGCCGGCTTGAACCCAGCTGATTTCTGGGTACGAAAACGACCGTGTAGGCTGCAGGGTCATCTCAACGTTGTTATCGGGGTGGAGGGAGATTGGTCCAATGACCATTTCTGGAAGGCCTAGATACTTTAAGACCTTCGCTATCACATCCAGCGAAGGCTCACGCCGTCCGCTTAGCCAATGGGCGACGCCGCCCTGGCTCACGCCGATGTGCTCGGCAAGCTTGTCTTGGGTGATCCCCAGTTCTTTCATCCTGGCCTTTGCCAGCTCGTTCCATTTCTTCATCAGGTAATTATTACGCCCTGTAGGGCCTAGGCCCACTGACGCACCGTAATGATGCTTGCGGTTAAAAATTACTAAACGTAATATTCGAGCCAGATATCAGGAGAGACGCTATGTCGAACATCAAAACTATCCGCGAAAGCCTGCGCATAACCCAGGCCGCGCTGGCCGACTCGGTTGGTGTCACGCAAGGCGCGATTGCCCATTACGAAAATGACCGCCGCAAGCCCGGTCTTGAGGAGTGCCGAAGGATTGTCGCCGCTCTCAACAAACATGGGGCGGAGGTGACCTTGGATGACGTTTTCCCGCCAAGTCCTTCACTCACAGCCGCCTGATTTGAAGCAAATTATCCATGGAATAGCCCTTTGCCAACAGATTCCTGATGTGACTGATGATCCATCCAGTACTCGAATTACAGGCACAAAAAAACCGCCTGGCAGGGCGGTTTCTTCAACGTAATGAGACCAATTATGCATGTATCACTTATCGCAGGCAACACCGCTGCCTGGGAGCTCACGATGTGGTTTTTTTCATGAGTACGATCATCATGACAGCTTGCTGGCCACTCCAGAGCATGAGCCCTGCACAGAAGGCCGTGCTGATCTCGCTTGCTGACAACGCGAACGATGACGGCGTGTGCTGGCCTTCGGTATCGCGCATCGCTCAGCGCACCTGCCTGTCGGAACGCGCTGTCCGCACAGCTTTGCGCTGGCTTGAGCAGGCCAAGATCCTAACCGCACACCAGCGTTCGGGCCGCTCGACCTGGTACACCGTCAGCCCTTCCAGCTATGACCCCGGCAGCTCCTGCCCCCCGGCAGCAGATGCCGCCCCACCCCGGCAGGAAATGCCCCCCACCCCGGCAGCAGGTGCCGACCACCCCGGCAGCTCCTGCCCCCAGAACCGTAAAGGAACCATCAAGGAACCGTCAGAAGAAGAAAAGGGTATCGGCGACAGCGCCAAGGTGCCGGTCGAAAAGATCATTGGTTTGTTTAACGAGTTGCTGCCGACACTGCCAAGCGTGGTGTTGATCAACAAGGATCGGCGCAGCAAGCTTGCCGCACGATGGGCTGATAGCCCTGTGCACCAAGACCTGGAGTTCTGGCGAGACCTGTTCGGCATGGTCGATTCGAGTGACTTCCTGATGGGCCGCATCGAAGGTCGCGAAAAGCAGTTCCGTTGCACATTCGACTGGCTGATCGCTCCTACCAACTTCGTGAAAGTGGTGGAGGGCAACTACCATGCGTGAACCCTACAACGCAGACGCCGAACACGGGCTGCTGGGCGCCATGCTGCAGCGCCCTGAACTGATCGACACGCTGTCCGATGACCTGACCCCCGAGTCGTTTTACTTCGTGGAAAACGCCGAGGTGTATCGGGGCATTCTGGAACTCCGGGCTGCTGGAAAACCTGTGGACCTGCTGACTGTGGCTGATCACGTCGGAATGCTGCACACGGGTGACCTGGCACTGGGTCATTGCGGCTCGCTAATCGCCAACACGCCCAGTGTTGCCAATGCCGGCGCCTACGCGCGGATCGTTCGAGAGCGCGCCATTGAGCGTGCCCTGTATGACCTGAGCGCTCAAACGCTTGATATCGCCCAAGGCGGCGGTGACATTCAAGCCAAGATTGCAGCTGTCCAAGCGGCAGCTTTGGCGATCGACACTGGCGCGGATCAGGATGAAGTGGTTAAGGCTGGCGACCTGATGGCTGAACAGGTCGAGGTGTGGCAAGAGCGCCATGACCGGCATGCGCGCGGCGAGACCTTGATCGGCTTGTCCACCGGCCTGGCGGACTTGGACGAGAAGCTGGGCGGACTGCAGCCTGAGCAATTGATCATCGTCGCAGGGCGGCCTGCCATGGGGAAAACCACCCTGGCCATGGGGTTCGCCATTGACGCTGCTGTGCGCCAGCGTAAGTCGACCCTTGTGGTCAGCCTTGAAATGAGCAAGGGACA